CTTTGCATCTATGAAGTAGGGTATATTATATATCTGACAGGCGGAGTGCTCGAGGTTGCATCCTTTGCTGTCATACCATCCCGATAAAAACACCACCTCATCACATTCAAGCAGCACCTCTATACACTTTCCTATACATTGGGAGTAGGGTGTGGCACTATCTTTGATGATGTCTGCCGGTGTTATTACACGGCATCCCTCTTTGTGGTACTTCTTTTTCGCTGCCTCACAGCGGGTAGGAAACGTATCTTCGTGACCCGTGTACGGAAGACTCACATACAGCACTTTTATTTCTTTGTTGCTCATTTTTCTTTTTACCTAACAAGTTTTTAATTCATCTATAGTTTTAATCTTATTGGGAGGTTGGCGTATGTCCACGCAAGGAGGGCGGCATCGCGTACCTCTTGATTGGTGCGACCGGGCAATCCTTTTGTGAATTGGGTTATCTCCTCGTGTGTTATCTTGCCGTCAGCGCCTTTCCAACACTTGCGCAGCGGCTTCATCATGACAGCGCTTGATATCGACTGCTGCCATTCGCAATACTCTTTGAGGTGACGCGCCGTGGCGTGACACATGCCCACGCTCCTGCCTTTTGCCGCTGCCACAGCCTTTGAGTCTTTTTGGCTATAGTGCCAATTAACACTCATATCACTGTCTTCTATAACGACTACCACACAATCTTTTGCCGATATATCCACAAGCATCATATTGATACTATACATGGTGTCCACAAAAGAGAGTGCCGCAGCAAAGACAAACTCTTTGTTTTTCACATCGAGCAACACAACACCGGACTTATTAACATCCGGGTCTATTGCTATAATCCAATTAGGCTTTACCATACAGTTCTTTCATTTGATTGTTAAACTTCAAATAAAGATTATAAGCGGGCTTGTAAGACCTGCCTTTTGTCTTTACCATATCTTCTACCGCTCTTATGCCGTGATAGATTGAGCTCCCGTCGTAGCCGAAGAATTCTGCTATACTATAAGCAGACAAGCCGGTTGTGCGTCTAAGATATTCCCACACTATAAACCTGTAGTAAGGCAGCGGCTCATACCTTCTGCCGGACAACAGTTCCTCTCGTGTTATCTTAGTGAGCAGACACATCATGTCGATAGCAACGTTCGCTCTTTCTCTATCATGGTCCTTAATGACTCTTCTCTTTCCTGCCATAATCACTTTATCACTTCACCACTTCGTAAAACCTATCGTTCAGTTCCCATCCATGCATGAGCGCCCTGCGGCACTTATGGTAAGACAGCCCCTGTTCCTGCATATCACGGAGCCACGATTTTTTTGACTCCCACACTTTTCCGCTCTCTACACAGCGGATCCTCACTCTTACCGATGTACCCCTGCTTCGAGCTAAGATATGGCGCCCTGTGTCGTCTCTGTTCGTCATAGCGACTGTTTTAAGGCTGCCATAACATAGTTGTCTGGCAGCTTGATTTTACCATTGCCGATTTCACTTAGCCGGCTTAACATATCGGTCTCCCTGTCAGACCGCTCTTCATCGTCCTTAGCGTCGTCCATCCACCGGAAAACGCTCTGTATAGTTTCTTCCCTACACACCTGCTTCATGCGGTCATAGATGCGCACCTGTCGCCATCCGGGGCAAACAATCTCCCCCGATGCTTCAGCTTCACGAAGCACCGCAATGATATTATACGGTTTAAGTATCTCAACTCCATCTCTGTAAGGCTGTTTTAGAGCTTTCTCGTACTCCGTCAAGAGCCGTATAGCCAACCCTTTAGGCTGCTGTCCATAATCGGCAAGGCGCATAAAGTCTTCTGTTATGTCATCAAACCAATCAACAGCTTTAAGCCGCGCCCTTAGATGGTCGGCCTCTTTTGAGTTAATTTTTTTAAGCAACCCCCCTTTCCCTCTCACACTCTCCTTTTCAGAAGGAGAGGTTTTCTTTTCTTTTCTTTCCTCTCCTTTACTTTCCTTTACTTTACTGTCGGGTTTCGGCGCGCCGTTACTGGTTTTTAGGGTAGTTTCGGCAGGGTTACGGCTCTCCTTAACATTAGTTTTGGGGGTTTCGGCAGAGATACGCTTACGTTCCCTGTTTGCAAGGAGCGCAGTAAACCGCTCCTGATGAGTCTCGGAGTAGAGGACACCGTTTTTCATTTGCAGCAGGTCTATCCTTACCGCATAATCAACAATGTCTCTCAGTTCTTTTATCGAGACATCGAAGTCGGCAGAGAGCAACTCTATATTCAGGTCGCTCCATTCCACCTCAAAGAAGTCGCTGTCGCTTAACACCTCTAACAAATAGCACCACACAGCATACCCGGCGTGTGAATATTTTCTTCTCAACGCCTTTATTTTTATGTCATTTCTCATGTCTGCATCATGAGAAAAATAATCGGCGTTATTTTTCCTCGGTCTTGCCATATTATCTGTCAAAATAAATGTCAAACCTATCGGCTTGACAGGTGTCGTAATACCCTTGAAGCTCTTCGTATTCCTCTTCCGTAAGGTCGGGCGCATCAGGATCACCCAACCCATATCTTCTTCTATTTCTCATATCCTTTTGGTTATATCTGTTCTTACATCTTCCGGGATATCTGAAAGAGAGAATGGCTGCCTGCCCACCAAGGACTTGCGGAGAAGACCTGCCCTGCGTACAAGATTATAAGCAACAGTGCTATCGGCAGCCTTCTCCTTGTAGGCTTCACACAACAGGTCTATATACCTGACCATGTCGTCTCTGTCGCTGTTGGGTATGACAACCATTCTACTACTCTCATTATATCATTTCAGTAAGAACCTGCGCGACGCTGCGACAGGTTTTATAAACTCCCGATAAAGGTCGGGGTGCGCTGTCTGAAACGCCTTTGCGTCAAAGCGCTCCTGGTCTTTGCCGGCTTTCCATGTGGCAAGCGTGGCATTGCCGTATGTCAAAGCTTCGGCATCGCCAAAAGCAAACTTTATCTTGTCCTCTAAGACAGCTTTTCTCTCTTGGAGTGCATCAAGCTCACGGCGAACAGATTTGAGCTCGTTGTAGGCGCTTAGAGTGGCCTCATCGGCCTCAATAACCTTGCCGTCGGTATGACGCGCATACTTCATAATCACATCACCACTCGTTACAGCAGGGGGCTCTTTGCCGCCCTGAATATTATCTATCCAGAAGCGGTCTGCCTCTTCTGTGAGCCACGCAAAAAAGTCGGGCACAAAAGAGAACTCTTTATACCCGAACTCTCTGCCGCTGACAAGCCACGCAAGCGACCCTCTCTGCATCTGTGCCACACCCAGATTCATCTGAAGCTGACAGAACCACCATTTAGGCAGGTCGTCAGGGTCAATATTCATCTGAGTGCTCTTGCACTCGAGGATTTGTTTATTGCTCTCATTTCTCTTGTCGCCCGCACTCCAATAGGTACGGTCTGGGCTGACACGCAGATGGGGCTTCTCCTTGCTGATGTACATGAACTCTGTTGCCGATGATTTGATGACCGTACTACCGGTCTCATCGGCGAAGAACTGTGATATAGCATCTTCCAGATACAGCCCCGCCTTCATGAGGAAACTCATCTCCTTTGGCGGGTCTATCCCCATCTTACGACGCCACAGTTGGTATGGTGTCTCATATGGGTTAAGCCCCACAATAGTGGCGACCTCGGAAGCGCCTATACCTCTTCCGCGCGCCTCAAGCCAATCCTCACGGTTAAGGAATTTTACTCTCTTCCTTGCCATGATCACTTGTCTTTGCCGTTACCGTTGCCAAACAGCCTGCCGCCGTTAGCCGGTGCACCAGCCCCTTGCGCCTCTTGCAAAGCCTTTGCCGCTTTGCTTTCGGCAGCAGATGTTTTTTTCTTAGCTTCCGCCTCACGCTGTTTTGCCTCGAACGGCTCAACAAAACTTTCCTGTACGCTTGTTGTACCCTCTTTTATTGCGTTGGCGGTTGCACGCAGCTCGAATATCATCTCCTTATCTATCTCTTTTACGTCTTCAACCTCCAGATAGCTGAACAGCATATCCTGAGTGACGCCTATCTTAGCATAATACTCGACCATACGCTGCCGGCTCGTCTCAAGGTCTATACTCTTGCCAAGAGCGACCTCTTTGATGTTGACGATAACGTTCTTTATGACAGCCTTAGGCACAACCTTAAGGACCGCATTACGGAACGCGATAGCGGAGGCTGCATTACCTGTTACGACCTGCATATCCTCGGAGAAGGTACGTCCGTATTTGTCGGTTATGCGGCGTTTTACCTCAACGGCAACGGCGAGGTTGGTCTCGAGGTCATGGGCGACGCCCTGACTGGTGATGGTCCTGCCGTCGTTGCCGATGATACGTGTCTGCACACGCAGGTTGCCCCATGCACCCGCTATTATCTCAGCAAGGCGCACACTGACGCCCTCTATCACAGCACTGTCATTGCCCTTACCTCTACGGAGCGCATAGAAACAGTCCTCGGCTGTCTCGGTGTCCATAGTGGCGTAGGTCTCAATCTGGTTCAGCACCCTCTGCAGGTCGCGAGGGTATCTCTTTGCGGTGGTGATCTGTACATCCACCTCAGCCCTGTTCAGCGCCTCTAACGCCGTGGGC